GCACAAGAATATTTAAACGAAGCTAGGGACTTAGCTAATGCTAAGTTTAAAACAGATAAGCTAGAGTATTATAACCATGAGTTTCATAGCAAAGACAATTACGCTTATCTAGTAGATAAAGATGACGCTATACCTATTAATGTTTACCTAGGTGTTGATTTAGCATATGAAGCTAATAGTCATAACGACTATCAGATTATAATGGTAATAGGTATTGATAGCGATAGAAACTTTTATGTACTAGATTACTTTAGAGAGCATATACCATTGTATGATATGCCTTTAGAAATATTTAACTATGCAAAAGAGTTTTCTCCTGTAAAGCGTGTTAATGTAGAGATGGTTGGAGCACAGGGAATTATTAAAGATGCTGTTAATCAGATGTCTGGCAAAGATAGAAAGGTTGCTCCGGGTATTGCATTAGGTGTTAGGCCTCCTACTGGTATAAAAAAAGAAGATAGGCTTGAGTCATTGCTAGCTCCTATAGTAAACAGGGGTAAGTTGTTTATAAAACGCAAACATGTAGAGTTAGTAGATGAGATGTTTCAATTTCCAAAAGGAAAGCATGATGATGTACTAGATGGACTTTGGTATGCTATCAATAATGCTAGACCACCAAGAAGTAAGAAGTTTGAAGCTGCTGAGTTTTTAGATGATAATTCAAAAAGGATGAGGAAAACTAAGGCAACTAAAGTAATATCTTGGATTACTGGATTAAAAACATAAAATAATACTTGTCAATTTAGGTATTATTCTGTATATTATGTGCAAGTTATAAAATAAAGAGGTGTAACCATTTCTAGTATAAGAGAGCTGGAGCAAAACGAAGGTCAACATTCCGAAGTAAATAAACAACTTTGGAGAATGTGGAGAGACGCTAGGTCTGATTGGGATACAGAGGCTAGAGAGTCTATAGATTTCTTTCTTGGTAATCATTACTCACAAGAAGAGTCTGATGCATTAAGAGCAGTTGGCCAAGGCGACTTTGTTATTGACAGAGTATACGCCTCTATAGAAAAATTAAAATCACTACTAACTTCTAGAGCACCTAAGTATAGTGCGGTTGGTAGAGAAGACTCAGACAGTAGGATGGCTAATGTTTGGAGAACATTGCTTGAGTATGTTTGGGATATATCAGATGGTGATACACAATTTAAACAAGCCGTGCATGATTATGCAACCGCTGGTATGGGTTACTTTTATGCTTATATAGACCCAGAAGCAGACTTTGGGCGTGGAGAAGTAAAATATACATACATAGACCCATTTAGAGTTTATGTAGACCCTGCTTCTAGAAATCGTTATATGGATGACGCATCTGGTGTTATCTTGTCTACCATCTTAACAGAAGACCAGCTGGTTAATTTATACCCACAGGTTGAGCCATACCTAGAGGATATAGAGTCTTACTACGAAGAAGAGGACTATCCTACTTCTAATAAGCGTAATAGCTCAGTATCTTTTACACCAGACACAACTTATAATCTAGAGTTTCATAGGATTAATAAGTATAGAATACTTGAAAGGTTTTCTAAAGTTAAAGTTCCTTTCTTTAGGGTATTCAATAAGCAGGATGGCTCTGAGGTAATACTAGACCAAGCAAAATATACAGCATTTGTACAACAAGAACAAGTAGTCCTTCTTATGGAGGCTGGCTTAATTGAAATTGTAGAAGTTAAACAAACAAGAATTAAAATCACAGCTACGGCTGGTGAAATATTATTATATGAGACTATATTAAATACAGACATATACCCAATAGTTCCAGTTCCTAATATATGGACAGGGACTCCTTATCCTAAGTCTGATATATCTAAAATAAAAGATTCTCAAAGACTACTAAACAAACTTTTCTCTCTCACTCTCTCCCACGCACAAGCCTCTGCTGGACTTAAGTTATTAGTTCCAGAGGGTAGTGTAGATGATTTGGGGCAGCTGGAACAAGATTGGGCAAACCCCAACGCAGTAATAGCATATAATCCAGAATTTGGAGCACCTCATTTCCCTGCCCCTCAATCATTGTCTAACGAGTTTTATAACTTGATTAGTAGGATAGAGCATTATATAGATTTAAGTCTTGGTATCCCAGAACTTATGCAAGGTTTTAACGAAGGAGCACCCGAAACAGTTCGTGGTACTGCTATGCTTGCAGAAATGGGAGAGACTCGTGGTAAATCTAAGTTAAGAGATATTGAAGGTAGTTTAAATAGGTTAGGTAAAAGTATATACAACCTAGCTAAAAACCATTATACTTACGAAAAAACTTTTAGGATTGTACAGCCAAATAATGATATTACTGAATTTACAGTAAATATGTACGATAATAAACAACAAGAAATTAATGCCATAGTAAATGATATCACCATTGGGCATTATGATGTGAGGATTATATCCGGTTCTACATTACCGTCAAATAGGGTTGCAGAATATAATATGTACCTAGAGGCGTTTAAGATGAATCTGGTAGACGATGTCGAGGTTTTAAAGAAAACTGAAATCTTTGACAAAGAAGGTGTACTGAAAAGAAAAGGACAAATGGCTCAATTGCAGTCATACGTCAAGCAATTAGAAGAGCAGGTTAAGAAACTTAGTGGAGATTTGCAAACCTCAGAGCGTGAGTCAGTCAACTCTAGAAAGCGAGTCGAAACTGAGAAGTTCAAAACTAAGCTTCATGAAATTACGAACGATACAAAATTTAAAAATAAAGTACAAGTAGATAATTTAAAAAGAATTGTAGACAATGAACAAGACCTTTCAGTACAAAATTAAAACAGATTATAGTGGGGACTATGCCCCGGTTCTGCTTTTAAGACATCTTTAATAGGTGATGCTAATAACAAAAGAAATCGAGGAATAAATGGAAAACGCTATACACGAGGATACTACTGAAATAGCTGGTGTCGAAGGCGAAGTTTTAGAACAAGTTGTTCAACCAGAAGTGGTGGGTGAAGCTCCTGCAGATATGCAGGCTCAAGAAGAACCTAACGTAGATGATGCAAAAAAGTTTCAGTCTATGTACGATAAAAAAGCCGCTGAATATGATAGGTTAAATAATGAAGTTCAAGAATTACGCAAATATAGTCAACTAGGCGAGGTTCTAAATAATAGACCCGACGTAGTTGAGGCTATGAAAAACACTCTAAGCGGTAGTAGTAATAAGCCAAAGCAAGAGGCTCAATTGACGGAAGACTCTTTTGACCCTTGGGAAGCTTATTACAAACCCGGCTCGCCTTCCTATGAGATGAGGGTAAGCCAAGAAAAAGCTCTAGTAAATGATGCCGTTAAACAACAGTTTTCTGGTATGCAAGAGCAAATGGCACTTAATAACTTAAAGCAAGAATTAAACACTAAGTATGGTTTTGATGACCCACAAATGGCTAATGACTTTATACAATTTGCAACACAACCAAAGGAAGATATACCATTGGATATGTTGGTAGACGTATATAGAAAACATAGAGGTGGAGAACAAAAAGTTTCTCCTAATCTAGAGGCTGTTCAAAAGGCTCAAGGTACTGCTCCTACGGCTGGTGTCGTACAGGGTGGTAGTCCACAAAAACCAAGCGAAATTGCAGATGTCTGGGCTGGAGTTATGGGTGCTACAAATCGTAACAAAATATAAAACTCAAGGAGTCTTAAATGGCAACTAACAACCAAGGGATTGTTAATGTTGGAACTCCGGGAAGTGCAGCTTCTGGCTATCACACTCGGAGACTTTTCAACTTTTCAGACCGTGTGGCTGAGTTAGCTCCAGAGGAATCACCATTCTTCGTGTATCTCTCTAAGGTAGCAAAAGTCCCAACGGATGACCCTCAATTTCGATTTTTAGAAGATAGAACTAAAATTTCTATGACAGATAGAAGTTTCTTATTAGCTGGCTCTCATTCAATTCCAGCCGCTGGTTCTACCTTAACATATTCAGTTGACACTTCTGGTGGAGCGTCAGTAGACTGGTTATTAAAAGGTATGGTATTTGCAGTAGGCTATACAGAAAGTAATTCACCAGAGACAATCATTGTTCGTGTTGAAACATCTCCGGTAGATGCTGGTTCTACTAGTACGTTTACTGGTAAAACAATTTCTGCTGTTGATGGAGCTGAAACTGGAGCTGATAATGCTAAGTGTCAAGTAATTGGTACTTCATTTGCAGAAGGTTCTGGAGCACCAGATGTATTCTCAGAAGAACTAGAAACTGATGTTGGTTTAACTCAGATTTTTAAAACAGCATGTGAAATGTCTAATACAGCAAGAGCTACAAGATATCGTGGTTACGCAGATGAGTTCCAAAGAATTTGGAATAATAAACTTCGTGAACATAAAGTAGATATTGAAAGAGCTATGCTTTTTGGACAGCAAGCAACTGTTGGTGGAATACAATATACAGAAGGTATTTGTGGTCATGTAATTAAAAATGGTACTTCTGTTGTTGATGATTCTGTGTTAACCTATAACGCTGGAGCACCTTACTTTCGTAGCTCAACAGCTGGTGAATTAACATACGACAGAATCTTATCTGATTTTGAAGTTGTATATGACCCTGCTCGTGGAGGAAATGATTCTAAGTTAGCTCTTGCTAGTATGCCAGTACTTACGTTTTTTAATAAACTTGGTGCTGATGCTTTCTTAAACACTACAATGATGAGTGGAACATCTACAGCAGTTAATGATGTTTCAAACCTTCGTTATAACCTATCTGAAAAGCAAGGTTCTTATGGACATAGAATACTTTCTGTTGAGACTATTCACGGTACAATGAACCTAGTTAAAGAGCCTCTATTTAGAGGATTCTCTTCTGGCTTCTTAATGATGGTTGACCTAGACCATGTTGCTTACAGACCATTAGTTGGTAATGGAGTTAATCGTGATACTCAAATTATGACTAACGTTCAGTCTGCTGATGAAGACCTTCGTAAAGATATGATTATGACAGAAGCTGGTTTAGAAGTATCTATTCCAGAGACTCATTATCTACTTAACTTAGAAGGAGTGTAATCATGGCTAGAGCAAGTTATTTAGAACAAAATAGTGGTGCAACTTTTGGTCACAAGAAAAAAGTAGAAAAGATTACTGCTGCTCGTACATTAACTAATGACGATAGTGGTAAGGTCTTTATGCTTGATTCTGCTGGCGGAGCTTATTCAATAACTCTTCCAACCGCAGCTACTGGTGAAGATGGCGTCTACTACAAATTTATTGTAGAAGAAGAAACGCCAACTGCAGATATTACTATTGCAGCTGGTAGTGCTATCATAAGTTTAGTGGCTTTTGATGGTGGAAATACTGTTGGTAACTCAACTGCAGGAACTCAAGTATCT